TGATCGACACTTGCCGAACGGCCTTCAGCAACTTCAACAAAATGAGTGTACGCCACGATTGAACCCCCTTACTTTGGCAGAATAGCAACCGGACGGTTCTTGGCCAAAGCCGCCGCCTCTTTTGCCGCATCGGCCAACCGCTTTTGTTCCGCCGCTTGTGCCGCCGCAAATAAGCCCGCTTTTTCCGCCGCAGTAACCAGTTTATCAAGCCGTTCAATTTGCAGTTGGCTTTGCCGTTCCTGATTCTTGGCCGCCGCTATTAACTGCGTCTCAAAGTCTTGAGTTGTCAGTTGCATTGAAGCCCGGATCTCTTGTTCAGCCGCCGCACTTGAACCCCGTACCATTGCACCCGGTAGGTTCTGATCGGGAGCAATGCCAAATTCCTTGATGAGTTGTTCCAGTTCCTTGCCAACCTTGCGAGTCAAGCCAGCGCCCAACTTCCGCTTCAATTCAACATCAACACCGGCCGCTTGTCGGAAGATTGCGACACTATCAGAAATCTTCCGGTTGAACTCTTCTTGTGCGGTTGCATGTTCCCGCAAAAGGTCGGTTGCCTTTTGCCGAACATCTCGGTTCATCATCTCCAAGTCTTCAACCCTTTTCTTTTCAGCCTTGGCAAGCTGATCAATCTTTTTGGCCCCTTCAACGTTAATATCACCAAGCTTGTTCGCCGCTTCAGCCGCCGCCTTGTCGCCAATCATGGCCCGTTGGCGAGCGGTTGCGATCGCGTCCAAACCTATCTTTTGGACTTTGCCAAAGTTCAAATCAGGCATGACGGCCTTCACAGCGCCAACTTGTTCTTCTTTTTGCATTTGCCGCATAACTTCTTTGGTTCCCTTGGGAACCGCACCGACAAGTTCGGAAAGTTCGGTCAGAACATTGTCAAACCCGTTTTGCGCCATGGCTGGAATCTTGGCCGCAACGGTTGCGATTTGCCGCATAATGTTGTATACCGCTTCCGCCAAATCGATTCCCATACGGACAACAACTTCAGCAATATCGAAAGTTGCATCGCGTGCCGTCTTGAAAACCTTTTCGAGGTTTGCCCCCTTCTTTGGATCAAGCGCCAAGCCAAGGTTGTCAGCAATCGTTTCAACAATAATCTTGACCGCCTCAAAGGCACCACGCAAACTTGCCAACACGACTTCGGGATTGACGGCCTTAATTAAAGTTTCGCCAACGCTTGTAAGAAGATCAGTCAAACCATTCTTGAGCTTGGCAATTTGGCTTCCAAAGGTTGCCCCCATTCCTTGCGCAGCATCTTGAGCTTCTTTTGAGTTGCTGGCACGGAACACCGCCGCCATTCCAGTTGCCGCCAAGACTGATCCATCACGAACCTTTTGGATCGCGTCTTCAACCGAATGAGCGTTGCCGGTAACGACTTCCAACTCTTGGGCCAGGGCTTCAAACACCTTCAAACCTTGGCTTTGCAAAGATTGCAATGGACCTTCCGTCAACATCGCCGACGAACGGATTTGCCCGATTGCCCCGGCAACGGCTTCAGCGCCCACGGCCCCACCGCCAAGAATCTCAACAGCGTTGCTTGTTCGCGCCAATATATTGCCGGCCGCTTGAGCCGACATTCCAAGACCCATAAGATTGGTTGCAGCTTTGGTAAGGTTCTCCAATGGAATGCCAGTATCGGCCGATTGTTTCCGCAGTAACGCAAAAGCCGCCGCCCCCTTGGTAACATCGCCGGCCAAATAAGCAAATTTGATACGGGTTGCTTGGGCTTGGCCCCCAAGCTTCAGCAATTCCATGGTTGCTTGAATCGGCCCCAGAACAAACGTAGTGAAAGCCGCCTTGGCCAAAGTCAAGCCAGATAGAAGTTCGGTAAACATCCCGCCGCCGCCGCCGCCAGCAGACTTGGCTTGGGCCGCTTCCTTTTTCTTTTCGGCTTCAATATCGGCCCGGATTTGGTCGGCCGTCATGTTGGCCCGCCGCTTTTTGGCCGCTTCATCTTTCAGCGCCTTTTCACGGTCCAAAGCGTTCATGTTCTTCAACGATTCTTTGAACGCTTCCGCTTCCTTGCCCTTCTTTTCCTTGGCAAGATCAGCCTTCACTTCTTCCGCCGTCATCCCCATTCGACGCTTTTGCGCTTCCCGATAGGCAATGGCTTGTTGCTTTTGAAGTTCGTTCATGTTGGCCAACTTCTTTTGGAAGATGGCCTCTTCTTTGGCTTGATCGGCTGAAGCCGCCGGTTGCATCGCCTTGTTGGTTGCGTTCGCAACTTCACCAACCTTGGCAAGGTTCTTTTCCAGTGAAGCCGCGCCTTTTTGCGCTTCTTCACCGTTCCAGCCAAGTTGCACGGACATCTTGGCAATGCTGGCCATCATTCCCCCTTGATTGGTTGCATCCCAAGACTGAGCAGAAAAGCTTTGGCGCTTATTAGTTCATCATCGGTTGCCACTGGTTTGGAGTCAACCAAACCCTTGGGCACCCGATCAACAAAATGATCGACCGGTAAAAAGTCGGTAACTTGTACTTTGGAATTCCAAGCCGCCAGCGCCGCCCAAGCTTGCAAAGCGCCCCGAGTATCTGACCGGTATTCACCCCACGGATCAAGGCTTGCCAAGCAAACCCATTCCGAAAGTTCGGAACTGGAACAACGTTGTTCCAGTTCCGCAACCGTCATTCCCAGATAACCGGCCAACCTAAACATCAATCGTCTAATTGGCCGCGCCCTTACTTTTTTTCGACTTCTTCCGCCTTCAAACCGCACAACACCGCCGCTTGTTCCCAAAGCCGGTCGATTGTTTGAGCCGGCAACGCCGACACTACGCCAACATCACCATCACCAAACAACCGCACACCTTCAGCATCGCACAAGCTAAGAACCAAAAGCCTTGCCCGGAAGTTCGCATACTTGGCAGAACCTTGTTGATCAATCTGGAAACCATCGTACTGATCCCGCTGGCCAGCGGTAATATCGCGCAAATAAACATCGCCGCCCCATTCCGGAACGGCAACGTTGATTACCTTTGGCTTGGCTTGCGCAATCAGTTGTTCGCGGTTCAAACTCATGGCAAACCTCTAAAGTTAATACTTATCCGAACGCTGCCAAGTAACCGTATAAGTTAACGCATCATCGGAAGCGCCAATTTCCGGTTCCCCGACTTCAGTAATATACCCATCATATTGAAACATATCGTCAATCGTTGAACCCGGCAAATTCACATTAATTCGACAATGGATGCCGCTTGTCATCTTGGTTTTCAAATCAGTAATCTGATTGCTAGCAGTTGCGGTATCCGTCAAAAAAAAAGTCAGTTGAAGCGTTCCCCGATCATTCCGCGAAGGAATGCGCTGAAGCATTGTATCGGCAAGCGCCGTAACATCGGCCATCGACCGAGTAACCGTTGACCCGCCAACGCTTTTTAGATTGGTAAGATCGGAAGCCTGACCCGCCGTACCCGCCGTCAAGACTTTGATCGTTGCAGTACTACCCGCTGGAACAACTAGCGCCATTACAACCCCCCCTTGTTAAACCGGTTCATAAACTCCAACAACATCCAAGCTTGTTGTTCTGATTGGTTCATCGGAACCGTCACCCGTAAATTCCGCTTGATCGCCTTCTTCTTCAATGCGCAGTTGGTGAACCAGAACCCCGGACAATGTTGTTCTTGACGGACTGGCCAAGATTTGAGTTGCCACCCAATCGGCCAAAGTTTGTGCTTCCGCCCGAGTTGCCGCAACACAAGCAAAACTGATTCTTTCACTAATCAGAACCGGAACATTGCCACAAGTATTGGTCCGACTCTTGGACACGCCGGAATAATAAACATACGGCATTGGGTTCCCAATCGCCACAACTTCGGGACTGATTCCGCCGGGAATCGCCGCCGCATAACCAGGACGGCCAACAAGATAGGTGCGAACGATCTTGGCAAGTAAACTCATGACACCCCCGAAATTGGAGTTGCCTTGCCAGTTCGGACAAGCTTGGCCAGTTCCAAATCCAAAGATTCCTTGGTATTGGCTTCAGCGTATTGCTTGCAACCGTCCAAAGCCGGCCGCAAAAACGGCCTTGCCGGGACCGGACGCCGTTGGTTGCTGGCCCAAATCTTGGCAACAAAACCTTTTTCAACAAGGTGAGAATATCGACTTGGACTGATCTTGACCGTAGTATTCTTTTCCGCCTTGTGTTGAGCGGTTGGCTTCCAGTAGGCAATCCAACCGGAAAAATCCATTCCTTGCCTTGCGCCAACAATAGCATTCCAAACCGGCTTGCCAAGATACCGCTTTGGTTTGACTACCTTCATACCGATCGACTTCTTCAATGAACCGCTTGCGCCGTACATCACAAACGACTTGTTACCAATCCGAATGCTCTTCTTCCTTGACGGGGCTTTGGCTTTGGCAACCTTGGCAAGGGCGCGCCCCGTCTTGGTTGCGGCACGCTTGAAAGCAGCGTTCAAACTATCGGGGAATTCAGCCAATGCCGCTTCAAGTCGAGCAAACCCGACTACCCGAAGATCAATTCCAAATCCACCCCTACCCATTTGGCAAAACCTCGAGAGCAGACACGCGAACAAACCTTTTGAGCCCGTCCATTGGGACCACGGATTGAACGTTCAAAACCTTGGAACCCCATAGGATTCTATCGGCAATCGAGACAGAATACCCGCCAGTTCGCAAAACGATTGCGTAGGTAATCATTCCAGTTGCTTGGCTTCCTTGCTGAACTTCAACGCCTGATTGCGCCACAACTGAAGCCCAACAAGTAAAGTAAGTTGCCCAAGTTCGTATAGCTTGGCCAAAGGAATCGACAGAATCGACCGCTGATTGCAGTTCAACCCTATAGCGCATATCACCAATGTTGACGTTGGCCATTAGTTATAGCCGCCGTCCGAGTACAAGCGGATTATGTTCTCAATGCTCAAAGGTACTTCACCGCCAAAGTTCCCCACGGCTTCCCGATGTTCGTACCAATGCGCCGCCAGTATCTTGACCGCTTGCCGTAGCATTGGAGGAACTGAACCGGCCGCTTCCCCATAGCCGGCAATAAAATCGACTTCCACCGCACCCCGTTGGTATGCCATGGTAATTGGCCAAAGTTCAGTTGGCGGTAGAACAATCCTTGGGGGATTGTCACTCAACAAAAGTTCGTAGGTATCGCCTTCAACCATTGTGATTTGAACGCCGTCCATGTCCCAATACCGGATTCTTGGGGTTGCATAAGCAATGCCAACCACGGTATTGGCGACCAACTCTTGGGCCGGACTTCGTGGCAGTTCCAAATCTTCCCAACCGGGAAACTTGTCAAGAGTCAACCGGTAAGCGGTATAGATCATAGTTCGGCGAGTTGAGCGTTCAATATATTCACGAGCCGCACTGATCAAGCCGGCAATTGTTGAATCTTCTTCCGTTCCATCGACCCGCAGATAGGTTTTCACTTCCGATAACGTAACCGGTTCAGCCGCCGGTTGTAGCAAAACCTTCAGGTTCATCGGCTTTCCTTGCGGTGGAACCGTCGCGCTTCCGCTGAAGTTCCAGCCGCGACAACGGCCGGAACTTCAACAACAACAGATTCAGCCAACCCATTGGCTAGCATATGCCGCCCTTCAGAATCAGACACTTCAACAACTTGGCCAAAAGCATAGGAAACCGAGGTTCCAACCATGTTTACAAGTATGCGAACCTTCATTCCAAGCCCCCAACTCTTGGCCAGATCAACAACTAGCTTGCCGGTTGAGTTATGCGCTTAATCGCCGCCGATTGCATGACCTTTGCATCGCGACGAACAACCGCCATGAACCCAGTTTGGTACTTGTCAGCGTAACGTTCGGTAAGACGAAGCAGTTCGATATCGCCAATTTCACGAATCATGAACTTGGAGAAATCACCGAATAGAATCGTCTTGGCTGAAGCCGCAATGCTTGAAGCCATTGCGTTGTTGATCGTCACAGGATAACCAAGCAACCTTGGAGCGTTGCCGTTCAGAAGATCCAAGAACAACGGCCTTGCTTGACTATCGGCAAGCTGAAGGAGCGTATTCCAAACCGCTTGGTGCATCATGAAAGACGCGCCTTGTTGATAGGCATAATCAAGGCTTCCAATCAAGCCCATGATGTTTGCCAAGGTAATCGTTGTTGTAGTTGCACCGGTAACGCCGGCCGATGAACCAGTAACAACACCTTCAGGAGCGGAAGAACCGTTCCCAGTTGTAAAATCGGTTGCTTCCTTGCGCCCAATACGTTCGCCCAACATGCCGCCGATCTCGCTGGCCAAATCAAGGCCCGAGTCCTTCAACAGTTCGTTGCTTGTCAACACCAATGATTCATATCGGTAATTGCCAAGAACAATCTGACCAAAAGTTATAGCGGTTTCGCTTGGTGCCGTGTTTTCAGCGCCAATCGTTGCAGGGTTG